GTTGAAATGAGGTTTGTTGCATGTTTTTATCTCCGATAAATAAACTATATATGGATATTCTCTTTTATTTATCTATACACTTAATGGTGGTTTTTAATCTATGAATGGCGCAACAGAAGCAACACTAGCAGACTTATTAGCAACGGCTCAGGCCATGAACGTCAACTTGATTAAACTTCAGCAGTTGGCTAAATCAGCCGGACCGGGAACTGGAGGCGGTGCAACAGCATCTGCTGCAAGTTCGGTGGCAGGAGTAGTTTCTTCATTAAATCCTTTAAGCATGGCATTTAATGTAGTTAAAGGCGCTGCATCAGCAGTTGGTGCAGTGTTTGGTGTAATGGGTTCTATCTTAGGCAAAGTAGTAGGAGTTGCTACAGGACTTGTAAAATCTTTATATGACCTCGGAGTTGCTACAGCAATTAGCGGGACTAAACTGAGTGATTTCTATGCGGCATTTCAAAATATTCCTTTACTAGGTATAGGTTTTGGTATTTTAGCCGATGTACTAAGATATCAAGAACAGTTACTAGACTTTTTTCAACAAATTGCAATGAGTGGTGCTAGTTTTAGTGGTTCCTTAGATCAAATGAAATTTGCTGCCACTAGATCTTATATGAACATGCAAGATTTTGCTACAGTAGTAAAAGAAAATTCTGAAATATTTGGGCAGATGGGCGGCACTGTAATGACCAGCATTAATAAATTTGTAGACATACAAAATAAGTTATTAGGCCCAAAGAGTGAATATGCAAATACATTGTATGGTATGGGGTACACTGCAAAAACTACAGGTGACTTGTTAGCGTACTACATGAAAATACAGGCTACGGTTAACAAAGAAGAACAACAGAGTACTGAAGAAATTATTAAAGGCACTGCAGAATACGCAAAAGAATTAAACTTGTTAAGTCAATTAACAGGTACTAATGCTAAAGAACTACAAAAACAAGCAGATGCTGTTGCTCGTGAAGATGCATATAGAATGTACAAAACTACTATAGGAGGTGAAAAAGCTGCAAGAGAAATGCAAGTTATAACAACCTTAACAAAAACTGCAGGAAAAGAAATAGCTGAAATGTACAGAGATTCTTACGCAGGAGTTCTTGCTCGAACAGAAGATCAGCGTAGAGCCGGAGTGATGATAGGAAAACCTCTGTATGATTTTCTTGCTAACATTAGACGTATGACAGATGCAGGTGCAAGTCAAGCACAGCTCACTGAATACAGTAGACAAGAAAGCGTTAAAATGGGTATGATTGTAAATCAAACCAGTAGAGCATTCCAAGGTATTGGCCCAGCTATGAGCTCGATGTACAAGCCTGTGGTTCAAATAGCTGAATTTGCTCAAAGTCAAAAAGACTTACCTACTTTAGCTAAGAATGAAATGTCTGCTAGAAAAAACATAGCCGAAGCAGCCAAAGGAAATGCTGCCGCTTTAGAACGTGCAGAACAAGGTATAAGAAACTTCGGTGAGCAAATGCTAATGCTTGCTTATCAAGTTATTGGTCCTTTTATTCCATACTTACAAAAGTTTGCAACCTTTACAGTTGATCTGGTCAAACAGTTTGGAAGTCTTGCAACAGAACTTACAAAAAAAGACGGTTTCAAAGATGCAATTAAAGGCATTGCTAATTGGTTTTCAGAAACATTTAGCTCTTTGAAAAAATCATCAGATCCTAAAGACTTCTTTAATAGATTAGGCACACAATTAAACGTAGCATATGATGCTATTAAACCTGCGCTAATAAGTATGTTTAATAAATTTATTGAGTTTTTCAAACCATACGCACTTGAAATGGTTAATGTTGTAGAAGATTATGTTAATGCTATTTTATTTAAGAAATTAGGATATGCTAGTGGTGCAGAAGATCCCGAGATGAGAAAGAAACAAAGAGAAGCAGAAAAATTAAATCTCGAAGCTCAGCGATTAACTAGCGAAGCAGAAAGGTTATCCAAAGAAGGGGCTAGAAAAGAATTAATTGATGCGGCAGTGGCAGCAGCTATAGCAAAAAACAGAGAAGCTGCTGAAGCGAATGAAGTGTATAAGGCTGCAAATGCTGCAAGATCTCCAAGACCGGTAAGAGGAGTTGGAGGTGACGGTACATTTATGCGACATAAAGGTACAATAGGAATGACTGGTAATTGGTGGGAAAAATCAGATGCTACATTAGATGTCCAGGAAGGCGAATCAGTAGTTACAAAAGAACAAATGGCACAGATTGTAGGCGCAGCGGGTCAGAACAGCCTTGTAGAAAGCATACAACAGTTAAATAACATGATGGCATTGCAGGTGAAATACACTAGAGAAGCTGTAGAATACGCACGAAGAAACGTAGATGCTACGAAAAACTTAGATGGCAACCTGTTTGCAAGGGCTTAAAATAATATATGGCAACCTGGAAAAAATACTTTACTCCTGTTAATACTTCTGGTAAATTGAGTCCAATTAGTGGCGCGATGCAAACTGGCGGTAGTAACCCTACCCGCACAAACTACTCAAGCTATTTGCCTGATGTTTATGCCGGCCACCCAAATCGTCTTGAACGTTATGGCCAGTATGATACCATGGATACAGACAGTGAAGTTAATGCTGCCTTAGACATCCTTGCAGAATTCTGCAGTCAAACCAACGATGAAAATCAAACACCGTTTAGTGTGTTTTTTAAAGAGCAGGCTACTGCTACTGAAATTAAGATCATTAAAAAGTATCTACAACAGTGGACTAAACTAAACAAGTTTGACATACGCATCTTTAAGATTGTGCGTAATGCTTTCAAATACGGTGATGTATTTTTTGTTCGTGATCCAGAAACACAGTCATGGATGTACATTGATCCTGCCAAAGTAGATAAAATTATTGTCAACGAATCAGAGGGCAAGAAGCCCGAACAATACATGATTCGTGACTTCAATCCTAATTTAGAAACACTAGCAACTACTGCTATTAATCCTAGTAACTTGCAGGGTGGCGGTAGCCAGTTTGGTGGTAGCTACGGTACAGGTCAAGGTGGCGCAGGTGGATCACGCGGCATGGTTGGATCATTTCCAACAAGTACTAACGGTAGTAGATTTAGTGAAAATCAAAACCAATATGCAATTGATGCAAAACATGTAATTCATATTTCGATGAGCGAGGGTTTAGATAACAACTTCCCGTTTGGTAACAGCTTAATGGAAAGTATTTTTAAAGTATTCAAACAAAAAGAATTGCTAGAAGATGCTATTATTATCTATCGGGTACAACGAGCACCTGAGCGCAGAGTATTCTATATTGATGTCGGTAACATGCCCAGTCACTTGGCAATGAGCTTTGTTGAGCGTGTTAAAAACGAAGTAAACCAACGTCGTATTCCTAGTACAACCGGTGGAGGCCAAACAGTAGTTGATGCAGGATACAATCCACTGAGCATCAACGAAGACTATTTCTTTCCGCAGACAGCTGAAGGTCGTGGAAGTAAAGTTGAAATCCTACCAGGTGGAACTAACCTAGGAGAAATTGATGATCTTAAATATTTTACTAATAAGCTGTTTAGGGCTTTACGCATTCCTAGCAGTTATCTACCTACTGGTTCCGACGACGGTGGATCTAACTTTAATGATGGTAGAGTTGGAACAGCCTACATTCAAGAACTTAGATTCAACAAGTACTGCGAACGACTGCAAAGTTTAATGAATGGTCCGTTTGATACAGAATTTAAAATGTATCTACATGCCAAAGGTATTAATATTGACAGCAATATTTTTGATGTTAAGTTTAATCCTCCACAAAACTTTGCCAGTTATCGTCAAGCTGAAATGGATACAGCCCGTGTAAACACATTTGCTACCATGGTTGGTGTTCCTTTCTTAAGCAAACGATTTGCTATGAAACGCTTCTTAGGACTAACTCAAGAAGAAATTGCAGAAAACGAAACACAGTGGAAAGAAGAAAACATCGACGAAGATACAAGTTTAAGTGCAAATGCTGAACTACGAACAGCAGGTATCACAGCAAACGGTATGGCCGGCGATGTAAGCGGTCTAAGTTCTACAGCTCCTCCTCCACCTGCACCAGGTGAAGAACCAATGCCTGGCGGCGAAACTGGTGCCGAAGCTCCTGTAGCACCAGCCGCATAAATAACATCATGCTACTAAGAGAATTTACTTATTTTGATAATAAAAGCGCCGATCCCATTGAGGATAATCGCTATCTAAGTCAAAACGATACCAGCGTTTTACGCAAATCTGATCTTCGTAAGACTCGTTTAACACTACGGATGTTGAATGATCTACGCAAAGCAGGCGATTCTCGTGAGCAAGAAAAGAAAGAAGAATTAGGTCTAGTTCGTAAAATGTATGCTATGCCGCCGCCCGAAGCGGCCGTATAATAACTGTATGTTTAATATTTTAGAACAGAAACTAAATATTTTTAACAAAAATTTGTCAATCCAGAGCAAAACTCTGCGTCTATTTGCCTAAAACGGCTCGTTTTAGGCCTATTTCACATAAGTATATCAGAACGGCTGTAAATAACATTACAGCCTTGCCGCTACCAATTAAGGAGAATTATTAATGTCTACAAAATTTGAACAACTCCTAGATCTTTTAGTAAACGAAGAAATGGATAAAGCCAATGAACTTTTCCATGAAATCGTTGTTGAGAAATCTAGAGATATATACGAAAATCTGATTGCTGAAGAAGAGCAAGAAGAATCTGTTGATGAAGCAGAAGATGAAGATGCAGAAGAATCAGTTGACGAAGCTGAAGAAGATGCAGACGAATCAGTTGATGAAAACGTGGATCTAGAAGATTCATATAGCATGGAAGCCGATGACGAAGGTGAAGACCCAGAAGCCGGCGGAATGGAAAAAACAGGTGACTTCGGCGGTGACGTCGGTGCTACAGAACCCGAAATGGGTGGAGAAGAAGGCAGCGAAGCGTCTGCAATCTTTGACATCAAGAACGCTATTGCCGAACTAGAAGCTGCTTTTGCCGATCTAGAACAAGCTAAGGGCGGAATGGGACCTTCCGGTGACGACATGGACAAAGACATGGGCGATACGCCAGCATTTGGCGGTGACGACAAACCAGAAGACGAAATGATGGGTATGCGCGAAGGTCGTCGTATGACACGCGAGTACACTGAGAAAGTTGGAAACGACTGGGAAAAGAACAGCCAAAAGACACAAGGTCAATACGCTGGTGCTAACACAGGTGAAGGCATGCCGGCTCCTGTAGAAGGCAAAAGCCCAGTAAGTTCTGGCAAAGGTAAGCCAGTAACAGGTGCAGGCGCAGGTGGCATTAATCAAAGTGCTACAGGTGAAGGCGCTATGGACGGAACAAGCCCCAACGGTAAAGTTGGCGGGTTTGTTAAAAACGCACAAGACATGAAAACTGGTAACGGTAACGTTCCTGGCGGAAAGATGGGCGTTAAGAACCTAAGCAAAGTTACACAAAACAGCAAGACAGCTGGACCAGTTGGTTCTGGTACAGGTGACAAAGCTGGACAAACAAGCGTTGGTCAAGCTAAGAGCCCACTAAACGGTGCTCCTAATCGTAACGCTTAATTAGAGAAACTGGATGAGACAGATTTCCTATCTTCGTGAAAACCTAAGTTTTGATCAGGCTGGAGTAGTACTTGAGTCTGACGACAAGGATGGCAAGAGCCTTTACTTAAAAGGTATTGCTATCCAAGGTGGTATTCGCAATGCTAATCAACGTGTCTACCCTGTAGATGAAATTGAACGTGCTGTGAAAACACTTAACGATCAAATTCAAAACGGGTATAGCGTTCTAGGCGAAGTTGATCACCCAGATGATCTTAAAGTAAATTTGGACCGTGTATCCCATATGATCACTCAAATGTGGATGGAAGGTCCTAACGGTTATGGAAAGATGAAAATCCTTCCTACACCGATGGGTAACTTAGTACGCACAATGCTCGAAAGCGGTGTAAAACTTGGTGTTAGTTCTCGTGGTAGCGGCAACGTTAACGACGGAAACGGCCATGTATCAGATTTCGAAATTATTACTGTAGACGTAGTTGCACAGCCAAGTGCTCCTGGCGCTTATCCTACTCCTGTTTATGAGCATATTATGAACACTAGAGGCGGGATGAGAGCATTCAAGGTAGCAACAGAAGTAAAAGAAGATCCAAAGGCCCAGAAATATATTCAAGAGTCTCTTTTGAATATTATTAAAGGTCTAAAATAAAGCCCGAGGAGAAATAAATGTTGGACGCATTCAAACAATTAGTAGAGTCAGGCGTAATGACAGTAGAGACACAACAAGTTGTCGAAATTGCCCTTGCCGCTAAACTTCAAGAGAATCGCGACCAAGTCACCGCAGAACTTCGTGAAGAGTTTGCACAAAAATACAGTCATGATAAGACTGTTATGGTTGAAGCAATCGACAAGATGTTAAGCGATAGATTGGCCGTAGAAATGGCTGAATTGCACAATGACAAAAAAGCTCTAGCTGAAGCAAAAGCACAATACCAAACTCGTATTGCTGAAGATGCTAAAAAGTTAGAAGGATTTGTTATTAATCAATTAGGCAAAGAATTAGTTGAGTTCCAAGGAGACCGTAAGAAAGTTTCTGAGAATTTCAGCAAGTTAGAGCAATTCGTAGTTCACGCTCTAGCTAAAGAGATCGGTGAGTTTGCTGTAGACAAACGTGACCTAGCTGAAACGAAAGTTAAGTTAGTCCGTGAAGCAAAGAGCAAATTTGAAGATATTAAAACAAACTTCATCAAGCATAGTGCTAAAGTTGTCGAAAACGTAGTAACTAAAAAGTTAACATCTGAAATCAAGCAATTGAAAGAAGATATTGACAGTGCTCGTACAAATGATTTTGGTCGTAAAATTTATGAAGCATTTGCACAAGAATATTCTAGTTCTTATCTAAATGAGAAATCTGAAACAAGTAAATTGTTAAAGATCATCGCTAAGAAAGATCAAGAATTATCCGAAGCAAAACAAGCAGTAACAGAAAAAACTACTATCGTAGAATCCAAAGATCGCGAAATTCGTATTCAGAAAGATTTGATGGAACGTAAAGTTGTTATGGGCGAGTTGTTAGGTCCATTGGACGCTAGCAAGAGAGAGATCATGAAAGAACTTCTTGAGTCTGTACAGACTCAGAAACTAAATGAAGCTTTCGATAAGTACCTACCAGCTGTAATGGACGGACAATCACGCAAACCTGCTCCTAAGAAAGCAATGCTAGCAGAAAGTTCAGCCGTAACTGGAAATCGTGAAAGCAAGCCTGAGGTAGGCTTAGATAACATCTTAGATATCCGCAAGTTAGCGGGTTTATCTAAATAATTATATTCAAGGAGACAATTAAAATGTCACAATTATTAAATGAAAGATGGTCAGAGACCAAAGAAGCTCTGCTTGAAGGCCTATCCGGTAACCGTAAGTCTTCTATGGCAGTTTGCCTAGAAAACACTCGTCGCCACTTGGCTGAGAGCGCAACAGCTGGTGCAACATCTGCAGGTAACGTAGCTACACTTAACCGTGTTATTCTACCAGTTATCCGTCGTGTTATGCCTACAGTTATTGCTAACGAAATCATTGGTGTTCAGCCAATGACAGGCCCAGTTGCACAGATCCACACTTTACGTGTTCGTTATGCTGACGCTGACGACCAAGTACAAGCTGGTGAAGAGGCACTAAGCCCATTCAAAATCGCTGCTGGTTATTCTGGTAACGGTGATAGCACAACATCTCCAAGAGCAACTTCAACTGCTGCCCTTGAAGGTCGTCCAGGCAAGCGTATGAGCATTCAAATCTTGAAGAGCCCAGTCGAAGCTAAGTCTCGTAAACTAAGCGCACGTTGGACTTTTGAAGCTGCTCAAGATGCACAAGCCCAACAAGGCATTGACATCGAAGCAGAAATCATGGCTGCTCTAGCACAAGAAATCACAGCTGAAATCGATCAAGAGATCCTAGCTTCTTTACGTAGCTTGGCTTCTGTTGAAGAAACATATGACCAGTCATTAGTTTCTGGTACAGCTACATTCGTTGGTGACGAGCATGCCGCTCTAGCCATCCAGATCAATCGCGTAAGCAACTTGATCGCTCAACGTACACGTCGTGGTTCAGGTAACTGGGCTGTTGTTTCTAACCAGGCTCTAACGATCCTTCAGTCTGCAACAACATCTGCTTTTGCTCGTACTACAGAAGGTACATTCGAAGCACCTACAAACACTAAGTTTGTTGGTACA